CGAAGCGGCAGCGCTAGAGACAACCCCAACGTCATCACCTTCTTCGATAACAAGTTTCTGATCCCCGCCAACGACAACCAGTGCGCCGCCCACAGGGACAATCGCCCCTTTGACCATATATGCAGAGGAACCGCCGTTCTTATTCAGAATGACATCCGCAGTGATGTTGCTTGTCGTGACGTTAGCGATAGACACGCCGATAAGAGTATGCGGAGAGCCAGCACTCACCGTATCAGTAATAGAAGTCTCGGAAGTTCCGATACCTGCTGTGAGAGTGGATTTAAAGGCCATTTTTTACCCCAAGGCGATAGCCATAGCTACAGAATAGCTTTCCGCTTCGCTTTTACTATAGACGTTAAGGTTAGTACGGGCAGTAGCCACACTAGCTAGGTCGCTTAAGTTTGCAGATTTCTCCGCCTTATCGGTGTTAAGGTTAGAGAAATTATTGTCTACCTCAGTGTTCGTCAGTGGCGAACCTTTGGTATTGCGAAGCGTTAGCGTTGACATAGTTGACTACCCCCGCCTTAATTAGATCGCACTCAGTGTGATGGTCCAAGTGACAGTCATTGTATCATCGGCTGCCTTATTTACAACACCAAACACAGTACGACACAGCATGTCACCGCCTGTAGGAGCATTGAAAATGCCAGCTTCAGTAACAGCTCCGGTGGCATCGCCAGCTTCAAAAGAAGCTACATAAACAACCTTTTCGTTGTTAGTGCCAGCAATCGTAGTGCTATCCAAAACTTCACGAGCGCCAAGCAAACTGCCTAAGTCTGTGTCGCCTGCAGCTGCTGCTGAAGTACCGGAGCCTAGAGCCATGTGCGACATAACATTTTTAGACGTGCCGGTCATGCGGCTGATGATGTACGCCAGTCCGGAGTTAACTACAAGGTTTTTCACCTCTCGGTTATCTTTGACGTTGCCGTTTTTGTCTTTGAGGACAATGCTTAACTGCCCTGCAAGTTTCAAGTTTTCTTGGATCATTTAGATACCCTCGTTAAAAAGTTCTGGAAGCCCCGACGTAGTCTTCCGCAAAGTAAGTGAAGTCGCAGTACCCTTGACTTCGCAGCGACCCCGTGTCGGAGAAAAGGGCCGAATCTGATTTACCCAAGCCGGGCGTGTTAAAACTACTATCGGCTATAGAAAAAGCGTCGAGAAAAGGAGCCGGGCTAAAAGCCTTGGCTGCCTGTTCGGCTATACCTGAAGTGTCCGCTATTCCTCGTAGAATGTCAAAATAATGTTGCTGGCTGACAGCAGCTGCATCAGCCCGCGGAGCACTAAAATCCACGGTGGCAACATCGGAGATTGCGGTAGCCTCTGAAAAAGCTCTAAAGTAAGCTACTAGGCGATAAAAAACGTCGGATGCCGTTGCGGGCTGGGTAATAGCCTTAAAAAACAGCATCTCTTGGTCGTCTAGGATAGACGCCGCCCCATCTACGTCATCAGTTACAGAGATACTGCTCTGTAGCACCTTACTCAAGAACGAAGCTGAGGAATCGCCAAAGGTGGGGTTTTCCTCTAGGGCCTTAAAGAACTCAAACACCTGAGCGTCTGTAAACCCGGTGGTGTCGGTAAGCGCTTTATAAAAGTCGGAGGCCAAAGCCTCGGCGACCGCAAAATCGTCCGTCTTGTTCTTAAAAAAGTGAAGCAGCGCTTCTTCTAGAGCAGTTGAGTTACTAGAAGCTAAAACAGTCTCAAACGCAGCCAGCCTGTTTAAGAAAAACCCAATCTCGGCTAGCAGTTGAACGTGCGAAACCCCGGCGTCGAGAACTGTCCCGAGGCGAGTTGCTTCGCTTTGCGCTCTTTCTACCGTCTTAGCCGTTAATCTCACACAAAGTCCTCTCTGACTTTGAACTTCAGTATGTCGTAGATAGTTTCCCGGAGGCCGCTTGAGCGGACAATCTCTACTTCCCCTTCGTACTCACCCGCGTCTACATCAAGGTCGCCGACAGCCCACTCAACAATGCAAACTCCAGTTGCGGCGGTGGCTGGGTTAATGTAGGCAGCTCGCGAAAACAAAACCGCTGAAGAACCAGCCGCACGAAAGTGCAACGTTACTGTCGCCCCTGATAAATCAGAAGGCGTTCCAGTGTCTTCATCTGTAAGAGTCAACCGAAGCTGCGGGCCGGTATCGCCTTGAACTAATTTAATTTTTTCAGCCATGTATTACCTCATTTACGGGGGGCCATGCCAGTAGCCCCACTTAGTTCTGTCGCTAAGGCGGCTTTAAATGCTTCAAAATGCGCTACAGCGCGTTGAGCGTTAGCGGCGACTTCGCTGTCTTTGGTGAGCGCGCGGTATAAAACATAGTCAACCAGTGCATTGGCATATGTGTCTGGGAGATCAATGTTTCCAGTTACCGATGTGTAAGTAGTTCCGGCTGCAGGCTCTGCCACGTCGGTCGGCAGGGCCGAATACACAATCTCCAGACTAGCGGCTGTATCAGCTGGCGGGTACACATAGAAAATCTGCGGATCGCGAGGATCGTACATGTAATGCAGAATGGTGTCTGACGCAGTAGACGTATACCAGTTGGGCTTCTGGGCGTCTAGAATAAAGCGAGTAGTCAACCGGACAACTCGACCTGATGTATTCCTGATAACCTCTACAAGCCGCGATACGCCCGCTGGTAGCGTTTGTTTGGCCCCGGTAGTAAGGGCCATAGTACCATTAGTAATAGTCGCGTCTGGGCGCAAAATAACGGCTTCGCGCTGCCCATCGTTAAGATAGCGGACAAGCTCGCTAGTGGCCCACCGAACGGCGGATGTGTCTTGTAGCGTAGTGGCTACGCGCTGAATAATTGACTGGGCTGTTATAGCCATGGTTTACCTCACACAAAGGGCCGTGGGGAGACTCGCATAGAACCGCGAACCATCCCGTAGTTACTCTCAACGCGAGAGGCGGTTATCTTTTTGGCAGCAGACAACGCAAGAGCAGCTGCTTGTGCTGGGTTTGTGAACGGCTGATCTGGAATCATCATCGCACGGGCGATGGCGGACTCGCAAATCGGGTCGATCCATAAGTTGTACAAATCGTTATCGAGCGATGTAGCATCACGCGCGGGGCGCAACGCGGCGATAATTTTTACTGGGTACACTGCATCAGGCGGAGGTGCAAGCCGCAGGACAAGTGTAGAGTCTACGCGATCCGTATAAAACCCGGTTGGTTTAGCAACAGCTGTTGGGAGATCGCTGCGAACTGTCTCCGTCATTACTGGGGCAAGTTCATCCCCATTCACATTAACGCTCATCACACGAGCAATAATATACTGGTTGGACGGCGGGTCTAGGTCGTACTCAATGGCACCGATGCGTGTATTAAAAGAGTCTAGGGTTTGCCGCAAGACGGGAGCGCTCTCGCAAAACTCAATGGCGGCGTCAAGCAGAACCTGATCTACTAAAGGCTCTGAACAGCCGGGTAAAAACGGCATGATCCGCGGATAGAAATCGCTCAGAGCTTTCATAGCGTACCTTACTCGTCGATATTAACGTTTAGGCCAGTAGCTGGCGCACGTGACACTTGCGCTGATTCTACAGGAGATGACCTAATTTTACGAGCTTTTGAGGCTTTTGCGTCATTTTCCGCAGCAACTTGGTTAGAGTGCAAGTCCGCAAGGGCTTTACCTTCGTCGGTAAATACTAACTCTGCGCCTTCGTAGCGACCGATAACAACAATCTTCCCGTCAATAGTGGCACGAACGCGGGCAGACAAAACTTCGCCACCAAGGCGATTCATTAGCTCTACAACAGTCATAGTTTCTCCAAAGGGTGAAGGGGGCCGCTAGGGCCCCCTCTTACTCAGCTATTAGCTAGCTGAACCGACCTGAGCAACCACGAGGGCTTCAGGCTTAACCACTTTGCGACCGTAGATAGCCAGACCGCGAACGATGTCGCCGAAGTCTGTCTGGTTACGCAAAGGCTCAGTCTTGTTGATGGTCATGGCAAAAGACGTTGCGGCCTTAGTACCAGCGATCATCGTACGACGTGCTTTAGCGTCAGTCACATTGCCACCAGTAGAAGTAGCGGACAAGCCAGCAACCAGCGCCTTACCAGCTTCGCCTTTTGGCAGCAAGTTAGACACATAGACGCTGAAGCGGTCCAACATACCGATCTTGCCGGTGCGGATGGTGCTTGAGTTGTCACCAGAGAAGTACGCCTGAGCGATGCTTGATTGCATCAACAGGTGACGGTCATAGGGAGACAGGATCAAGAAACGGCCATCTTCAGGAACGTTCTGCTCGTCCAGAGCCGTAGACATGCGAAGGATAGCCTTCAGCACGTTTTCAGGCGTAGCTTGGTCGATAGGAGCAGTGTCAGAGCCCAAGTTGTAGGCAGCAGAGATAGCACCAGCAGTCGCGCCTTCGTTAGCAGCGGCAGGGCCTTCGGTCACAAAGCTATTGAAAAACACTTCGTTTTCGATGGCGATCTTCAACTGCTTAGCGGCGTCTTCGGTGAACATGTTCATCAAGTTCATGTCAGACTGATAGGCCAACACGTCGTTGACTTGCACGCCAAAGTACTTGCCCTTGTTGACTTGCATGTCTTGGAAGCTAGGAACTGGCACTTCGTAAGACAAGTTCTGACCGACAGTGTAGTCAGAGATGCTGATTGAAGGAGCCAAACGGATACGGACGGTATCGCCTTGGTTCTTCAACTCGCCTTCGTAGTCAGTGTTAGTGACTTCTGACAGCATAGTGTTCTGATAGAACTTAGCCAACAACTTGCCTGACCACAGCGTGGGGATAAAGGCACCAGAGTATGAGGGGGTGGTGTCAAACGCACCAGAGCCCGTGACGGGATAAACAGCAGCCATTTTGGCCTCCTTAAAAATTTAGAACAGGTTGGTTAGACACCTGTATATGTTTTACGCGGTAACGCGGTTTTCCATATACGCAGCATCAATTTCAGCTTCAAGTTTCCTAGCCGCATCCAGTTCGCCTCGGCCACCCAAGTCCGCTGCCTTTTTAAACATCGCCTCAATCTGTTTTACAGAGTAGGTCTTGCCTTTAGGCTGGACAGGCGCAGCGTTAGTCGCACTACGGTTCGGTTGAATCTGACGTTCTAGCTCTTCGTTCGGACCCTTCGGTTGCGACACTGGGGCGTTGCTCTGTTTGAACAAGTCCACATAGTACGCTACCGCTTCGGCATCGCCTCGGTTAAACGCTTCTTGGGCAACAGTCATTCGAGGTGCTCGTAGCAACGGATCAACTTCATTCAACCACGAAATCCACTGGGGATCGGCGTTGATGGCGTCAAAATCCGGCACCATACGGTGCAGGCGCTGCTCAAAACTAGCTTCAGAAACCTGTGAACCGGTCTTTGTTAACTGCTCGCGCAGGACATCGTTATCGGCTCGCAACTTCTCAAGCTCCTCTTGGAACTCTTGGGCCACTTCGCGGGCAACCTTGCGTTGTACCTCAATAAGGTCTTCGCCAAAGGCTTGGACATCATCATCGGTGACCAGTTTCTTACGCTCTTTAGGCTTAGGAGCTTCCTCAGCTTTAGGTTTCTGCAGCTCATCCATCTGAGCTTTCAATTCCTTTAACTGGGCGTGCAATCTTGGGACTTCTGCATCGTACATCCCTTGCAGGGTACGGTACTTCTGTCTCCAAGTTTCCTCTTCCTTAGAGTCGGCTTCAACCGGTTTAGACGGTTCTACCTTCTGTTGTTCGTCGGTTGTAGGCTCTTCAGCTACGGGCGTGGGCTCTGTCGGCGTCTCTTCAGGCGGGTCTTCCGGTTCCTCCTTTGGAGGGGGTTCGTCTTTTGTCCCCTGATCTTTAGCCAACTGCGCTTCCAGCGCTTCCAAATCCTTTAACGTTTGCTCAACTTGTTTAGGCAATGCCATCTTAATTTCCCTTTTAGCTCCAACTCTGCTCTGGGCTCCTGCTGCGGTCTGCCGTTTGCATAATGGTTTGCTTCGGTTTCAAAAATACGGGTTATTTAACCCGCTCGACTATCTCTGACGATCGTTCGACCGCTTCGAGAAAATCTTGGAGGACTTCCGCGCGACCTTGCAGGCGGTGAATCATTACCTTGTCTTCTGCCATGACTAAAGCATTTTTCGCTTCGTCTAGCCTAGACCGGAATAATTCGATCAACGCTGCACTTTCCGGCTGCTTGCAGCGTAGTAACGCTTGCATGTGCTGCCTGTCAGGCTTTGGTCCAATAAAAATCCTCATGTGCTTAATTTTATAGCAACTTCACTCTATTATGTCAACTACTTACATACCATTCGGTCTTGGCGACATAAAGTTCCCTTCACGACCGCCTACTTGAGAACCATCGGGTAACATATTCTTAGGCTGCATTTGTGGGCCGGGCTGCCCGCCCTGCGCCATCTCGGCTTGACCCATAACCATTTGTAGTTGTTGTTGCAACTGCGCGATCATTTGCTGTTGCTGCTCCATCGTAGTAATCTGCTGTCGAGCAGGAACAATACGATCAACATTACCGTTTAAGTTACGAGCAGACTCGCGGAGCAATTCAGCTGCGCCGTTCATGCCAACAATCTGCTGGGCAACTGGGCTACTAAGAACCAGCTGCAAGAACTCATTACGGCGAATGGCTTCAGCTTCCTTAACAACTAAACTAGACGCGCCCCGTGCGACGATGTTTACATCGCCTATCAAATCAGGGTCATCGCTGTACCGCAAATTATCTTGGTACAACCGCTCAATAGCCGGAACAATTACGTTGTGGTCAATGTTGCTAATAACCTGTTTAATACCCTTACCGGCGTTGCTAATCAACATTGACAAGCCAGACGAAGTACGCCCCGCACCGGGTGTGTGCTCACCCGTCATATAACGAGGAATCATCGTGTCTTCATCAGCGCGGGCTGAGAACTTCTCAAACACTGTCAGTAATTCACCTGCATTACTGTTGGGCTGGAAGAACTGAATAGGCGCAGAACTATCACCATAATCAGATGCTTGGAACTGCCAAATCTTCCAAGGGTGCAGTGCAGTAATATCTTCGCCAGCTGGCAAGCGAGACACGTTTACACCGACCTGCGGGCCTGATGAGATGCCCATGTTGTTTGCTAAAGCGCGAGCGGTAGCGTTGACCATAGCCTGAGAGTCTCGGCACAAATCAGTAACGCCTTTACCCTCAACTGCGCCGGGTAACTGCTCGTAGGAAGTCAAATAATACGGCTTGCGGCCCAGTGGGTCGTAGTTCAGCACGGCGCGAATAACCGTACCGCCAATCAGCCAAACTTCGCAGGGGTAAGTCATGGCTGGGTCTGGAATATCTTTTTCAGACAGGCCCCACTCAAGCAAGTACTTACCCTGTACTGAATCCCACAACTGAATCGCGTCGATTAGATCATCAGTAACAGTTGCGTCGGTCGTGTTTTTGCCTTCAGCTTCAGCCTTTGCAGTATCGCTCCACAACCATTCTTTCAAGCCACCGCCAGTAAATTCGTCTAGTACTGTGCGGATTGCGTCGTTGTTGTACCCCGGGACGTCGATCAAAGCCTGCAAATCTTCCGGTGTCATGCGGTGACGCTCGATTACAAACCCGTCGTTAATATCCCAAGCCCAAGGAGCCCAGTACAACATAAACGGATCGACACGTTCCCACTCGTTACGGATGACCTGTTTGGGGACCAGCTTTCCGTTCTGCCAAGCCATGGTCTTACGGCGGCGTTTGATAGGGCCCTTAAGCGCCGCAAACGGAAATGTCACGATGTCATCAAGGAATTCGTTAAACGCCTTAGCCCAGCCGCCTTCTAGCAACTGATCTTCCATGCGTTTCTCCATCCGCTTTACACGCTCGGTTGCTTCTTCTTGCAACGCGTGTTGCGCACGGTCTTTCATCTCGATAGCAATCTTGCGAAGTTGCTCTTCGCTAGGCATGGGCAAACCCTGCTGCATAGCAGCTAACAGTTCCTGCTCCATCTGAGCCTGCAAGGACTGCAACACCTCCGGTGGCATATCCGCAATAGGTGATGGGTCTACTGCCCACGGTTTGTCCGAGCCGTTCCCCAGCAGTGTGTCGCGCAACCAGCTAGTAGCAGCACGGCACTTAACTGATGTTAGGTTAATAAAGATGTCAGAGCCACCCTGCTCCATAATTTCAGCTAATTTATCAGGGTCGTACTCGCCATTGCGTTGACGCAAACACTGAAGCATGCGTTCTTCTAAATCGCGCTTACCTGTTTTAGCAATATCCCAGCGTTTGCGCACATGCGCTGCTAGGCCTTGGATAATGGGTTGGTTCTGAAGCTCGTCGCTTCGACGTTTAGCTTCTGCTTGCGCGTCAAGTTGTGTCGCTGTGACAATAGGAAAAAGGGCGATGCCACTCGTTGCCATAGATGTTCCTTAGATTACAGTTCGTGCCACAGGGCTTTAATCAACCCGCTAGACGCTGAGTTGTCTGTGTTTGTCACGCGAATATAGTACGTACCAGCGGGGAAGCCGATTTGGAAGTTCTCTCCAACGGATACTCCAACTGACTGGTTAACATTATCGCCTGTATTTACTAAAAACAGGTCAAGTGTCGTGCCGCCAGTAACCGTGCCGCCGGACTGAACCGTTGTAGTAGACGCTCTAGGTGCAGCAGTGCTCATAGTGTTAACAGGAAATACAGGCACGGATTGACTAAATGTACCGCCTTCAGTGCCGCCACTTACGATCTCAACTCGCGCAGTACCGGCCATCACCTTGATAATGAATGACTCCATTACGGTATCGCCAGTAATAACTACTTTTACCACCTCAGTCCCGAGCGACGGCACTGAATACTCGTGGAACATAAAGTAGTGCTTGTTATCGGGAGGAGATATGTTTCCAGCGTCAACAAAAAGACGACCGTGCAGGCCGTGAACCTGCTCGAAGAAACCTGAAACCGGGTTCAGGTAGTTGGTCGTCATGTGACTCATAGCGGTGTCCTACCGTAAATATACTAGAATTGTACTCTTTGCAGCCGTCGGGTCAAGTATAAGCATACTTTTTGGCTTTTTTGATCTCTCGCCGCCCAGTATTTAAAAGCCCAACCCCGCGAATGTTCATATCAATCACGGCATCGGCGTACTGGTTTGCGTCATGCACGTGTGAAAACTTGTTCTTGTCCGGCTTATCCTCAGTCTCTCCATTTCGCTTAATTTTATAGCGGTATCCTGACTTAAATCCTTGAACTAACATAGTACACCCCGGGTCAACAAGATACATCGCTTTGCCTTCGAGCTGCTGGTTCAACAAACGCTCAACCGCTTGAATACGTAGCTCCGGCATGTTGGTAGGGGGCCTAACGCACTTATACCCTTCATTCTTCAAGACATCAACTAGGGACATTTCGTTCTGTTGCTGTTTCGCAAACCCCGCAGGATCAGGCGCGCAGACGAAAGTACACCCTCCCATATTGTTGGCGATAAACGGGTTGAGCCTCGTACGGACAAAAGTCTCGATGCCCATATTCTCCGATGTTAGCTCTGCTAGTGTCAACACCCGCCCTCTAGGGTCTCGTTGTTTAAACACAGCAGCAGGCGTTCGCCCAAAGTCGATGCCAATAACAACGGGGTAGTCCGCCGAGCGAATAACTTTCAGCGGCCCCTCAGAGATGTGGAAGTCAGGCACAAAAGTTTTCTCGTACACCGGAGTCCCTGAAAGTGAGCGACCGTACTCTGATCTAAGGTAAACACGCAACCAGTCCTCGGTTTTACCCGGAATCAAGTTGGGGTAATACTGCTTCGGCAAGTTGTCGTAGTTGTCAGCCTCGGGGTTAACTACCCACTCTTCACCGTCCTTGTCGAGCAGCACCTCATCAGGGTCTTCCTTGAACTTCTCTATATACCGAGCTGGTTTGATGATAGCCGCTGGCTGTTTATAGATCGCCCAGTTACTAGGCGGCTCTTCCATCTTGTCCTGCCACCACGTATCTTCGTCTGGCATGTTGGTATCGAACAACG